GTTATGGTGATGACTATAAAACTATATATAAAAGAAAATGTAATGATAATAATATAATATGGTTATGTGCTATAACAAAATCTTCAATACAAAGATTAATTGGTCAAACAGTTATTACAACAGGTAATATTGCACATATTAGACAAACATTACACTATACACTTGTACCAATTGATTTAGATGGTTATAGTGTAACAATAAATGGTAGCCCATCAGGTAGTTTATTTTTGACTAGCTTAGGTGATGACCCATCAACAGTAGGACAGCTTGTATCACTTTTCTATACAGCATATGTACCATTTAGTTATTCAGTAGATGCTAATAATAACATAACAACTAATGATAGTAATATACATTTTGTTAGTAGTACAAGTGTTGGTGGTTTTTATGATTATTATGGTGATGCTGACTGGATACCACAAAATTATTTAATAAATAATAATATGTATAGTTTAATGCCTAATTATACTGAATCTAAGTTATTAATGTATCCTTATACATTAATTGAACTTACTGATATGCAAGGTAACACAGTTACATTAAAGCCTCAAAATTTTGATAGTAAAAGTTTAAGTTTTGATATTATGGGTTGTATATCAGCACAGCCTAAGACAGCAATATTTCCACATGGTTATTTAGGTAATACAAGTGGTAATGTTATTGATTTTACTGGTGGTATTATAAATAATAATATTTGTGATATACCAATAGTTGATGATTATACAGCAAGCTATATTCAAGCTAATCGTAATAGTATAGCAACAACTAATAAGTATGCATGGGATAATGCACTTAGAGGTGTTTCACAAAACAATGATAATAATAGAATTAATAATGCTATATTAGATAAAGAAAAAGACTACCTTAAGTATGATGCAACAGCAAATATGGTTGGAAGTATGTTTTCACTTAATTTAGGTGGTGCATTAACTTCAGGATATAGTGCTTTTAAACAAAGTGATTTACTAGAGGGTAAACGTACTAGTATGAATTTAAACAATAGTTTTGCTAATCAAAATTTAATGGTTAATGCTGAACAGGCTGTCGGTTTAACACTTGCAAAGAAAAAAGATATTAATAATATACCACCTAGTGTATCAAATTTAGGTAACAATACTATGTTTGATACTGGTTATAAAAATATGCATTTTTATGTACTTATTAAAACTATACGTGATGAGTATGCTGAACAAATAACAAATTATTTTAAAATGTTTGGTTATAAAGTTAATAAACTTGAAATACCTAATACAAAATCAAGAGAATCTTATAACTATATAAAATCAGTAGATGCTAATATTATTGGTAATATACCAGCAAATGATCTAAGTGCTATCAAAGGTATATTTGATAAAGGTGTTACAATATGGCATACTGATGATATTGGTAATTATAGTTTAAGTAATAATGAAGTTTAAAGAAAGTGAGGTGTTTGTTATATGATGGAAAATTATGTGTTTAATGAAGATAAAATTGGTGATATATACAGTAAAACATTAAAGGGTAAATTAGACACAACTGACTTTTTAAATGCATATACACAAGTTGATTATTTATTTAGATTAAAAGAGTATGCAATAAATTGTTTTGAGTGGTTGAACTTACCTGATACAGTTGATGCACGTTTCATTGAAAATGAGTTGTTTGATAAAGGAAGAATTAACTTTTTCAAAGACAAAATTTTAGGTTACTTATGTTTACCTGTTAATGAAAGTGGTCAAATTAACATATATAATGAACCTACAAAAAAGAATATTTATGCAAGTGATGGTTTTAGAAGAACAAGAACTATTAAAAATAGTGTTACAATTTACAATAACTTTTTGAAAACACCTACATTTACAACTGTTAATTTGTATGCTATTAGACTTGCTGAAGTACAACGTACAATTGATATTAATATGTTGGCACAAAAAACACCAGTTACAATAATATGTCCTGAAAATGAAAGACTTGCTTTTAAAAATATTTATAAGCAAGTAACAGGAAATAAGCCTGTAATATGGGGAACAAGTGAGTTAAACATGGATAATTATAAAGTGCTAGACACAAAAGCACCTTATGTTATAGATAAATTAACACTTTATAAACATGACCTATGGAACGAGTGTATGACATTTTTAGGTGTCAATAATGCTAATCAAGATAAAAAAGAAAGACTTGTTGAAAGTGAAGTTGGTGCTAATGATGAACAAATTGAACAAGCAAGATTCAATATGCTAGATGCTAGAAAAGAAGCTTGTAAAAAGATAAATAAAATGTTTGGTTTAAACATTGATGTTAAATTTAGAAATGATGATATTCAAAAAGCATACGAATTAAATGAAATGTATACAATGTTTCCTGATTTAAAAGATGATATCAAAGATGAGGCTGGTGATATAAATGAGTAAATATACTATGACAATTAAAGATATAGTTGATGATTATTCAATTGCTAGTGAACAAAGAGATATTGATTCAAAATTAGATGAAGCTAGACAATACTTATTCGATTTTAATTATCCTGTAAATGATGATGCAACTAAAAAACGTATTGAAATATCAATATTAAAACATTATTATTTACGTGAAATTGCTTTTGAAACAGTGGGTATTTTTAAAATTAAATTAAATGATAGATTAAATTTAATAATGCCTAGATATAATGCTTTATATAATAAACAAGATTTATCTTTATCACCATATATTAATGGTTATTTAAATGAATTAGGTAACTCAAATAATGATGCTAATACAACAAATAATAATGAAGAGTGGCAAACAACTTCTGATACACCACGTGGTATACTTACTGAATTAAAAGAGGGTAAATATTCAAGTGGTGCTGTCTATACTGAAAATAATAATACAGCACATAATATTAGTGATAATGAATACTCACGTACAGTTGAATCATTAAATGGTATGACTTATGCTGATGCATTTAGAAATTATTATGATAATATTATTAGTATAGATGAAGAACTTGTTAATGAATTTAGTGATTTATTTATGGTTATATGGTAAAATTAAAATAGGAGGGATAATATGAATTATAGAGAAGTGCTTATTAGATTAATGTCAATGACTACACCTTTTGTATATGATAGTGAAGAATCATTTTTACAAATGCTTAGAAAATTTTATCAATATTTACATGAATTGACTAAAGCTTCAAAAGAGATGAGTGATGACATCAATGAACTAAGAGAAGAACAAACATCTTTTGAAGAAGAAATTAATCAAAAAATAGTTGAAATTAATGAACTATTAGTACAATATGATATGAAAATTGATAGAATCAAAAATGAGCTATATGTTTATATTGATGATAAAATCATTAATTTAAAGAATTATGTTGATTCACATGATGCATATTTACAAGAGCAAATTGAACAAATTGAAGTAGGTAAGATTAATATATATGACCCTACAACTGGGCTTTATTCACCACTTCAAGTAGTTATTAATAATCTATATGATATGAATAGAAGTAATGCTTTAACTTCAAGTGAATATGATGCACTTGAATTAACAGCAACTGAATTTGATGCTTATCAAATTACAGCTAGAGAATATGATATTAATGGAAAAGAAATTTTAGGAAATTAGGAGGTAATATATATGAAAAAACTAAAATTAGATATTCAAATGTTTTCAAGTACAAATAAGACTACAAATTATGAATTACCACAATTTGTGGGAACTGATAAGCCTACATGGTTAGGTGATATTAATCAAGCTATGGCTGATATTGATGCTGGTATGCATACTAACGCAACTAACATATCATCAATGGCAAGTGATGTTGAAACAGCTAGTGCTGCTGCTAGTCAAGCTAGTCAAGATGTTAGTGCTTTAACAAGTACAGTTAATACATTATCAACTAATGTATCAACTGTAACTACAACAGCAAATAATGCACAACAAACAGCTACAAGTGCATTAAATACAGCTAATACAGCAAATGGTAAAGCTGATACAAATGCAAGTGCTATATCAACAATTAATACAAATATTGGTGATTTAACAAATTTAACAACTACTGATAAGACAAGTTTAGTAAATGCTATTAATGAAATTGAATCACAGGAAATAGGTATGACTGGTCATATTTTATGGACTAATGCTAACCCTACAAGTACATTTAATGAGCAAAATATTACACTTAGTAGTGATGATTATGATATACTTGAATTTTATTTTAAAAATTATAAATCAGTAGATAGAGTAAATACTTCAACTACTTTAAAAGGATATGGAACTGAATTAATACAAGTTACTACTGATGCACCTTATATTCAAAGAAGATTAGTTAATTATGTAAATGATACTACATATACTATTAAAAGTTTTGAGGGGTCTGTATTCCCTGGAAATGTTGGTAATGATTATATAATTCCTATTTATGTAGTAGGTCATAAAGCTGGTTTATTTTAATTAAGGTAATTTAAATGCGTGCTAATCAAAAATTAGTTGCTAGTGATGGGTATGAAGTTGCACTATTTCCATGTGAGGCTTTATACCTTACACCAGCACGTGAGCCTGATGAACATGATGTACTTGCACTTGACTTCTTACCATATGATACTAATGGTAATAGAATAACAGGTATGAAGTGTTATGCACCTTTTAGTGGTACAATAGTATATACTGGTAATGACCATAACTTAATTTTAGAAAGTGATAATCTTGTACACGCACCTGATGGTAGTCTAAAATATATGAGGGTACTTGTTGCTCACTCTTGGAACGCACCAGTCTTAGGTACACACTATACACAGGGAGATGAATTTTATACAACAGGTAACTATGGTCAGTCTTCCGGTGAACATCTACACATGGAGGTTGCATCAGTAACTTCAAAGCAAGCTCAGTATTGGAACTCAGGGGGTATTGGTATATATGGTGCTAATCATATGTGGTTAGAATTATATGTTAATGACACAGCTATGTTACGACCTGAAAATTATGACTGGAAGACTTATGATGTACCACCAATACCACCATATCATAAAGGTGATTTTATAGTAACATTTAACACTATAAGTAGAAGTAAAAGAAAAGAGGTTGAATATGGATAGTTTAATTAATGCTATTGTTGATAATGGCTTAGGTGTTGGCTCTTTTATAGCTTTAATTATTTTTATATTTAAATATCAAGATAAAAGTAATGAATCTATGAAAAAAATTGCTGATACACTTGTACAAATACAAATATCTATGGCAACAATGACTGATAGAATTGATAAAATAGAAGAAAAAATTAATAAAGAGGTGTAATTATGTATAAAGGTCAAAAATCAGTAAG